AGCTCTGCATATCTGCGATCTGTCCCTGCTGGATTGCATTTCGTGTATCGTAGCCGTTCTGCTGGATTGTGCTATTTGTTCCTGCAAATCCGTTGAGCAGAGAGGTGTTCATTGCATAAAATCCGTCACAAATACCGGTGTTGATAGCATCACCCTTGCGCTCAAGGGAGGAAATGCCGCTATCAATCTGGCGCTGTAAGGTTGCAAAGTCAGAAGCTAATACATAGTTATCTGCCGCGCCTCCGCCACCGTTATTCCATCCATTTCCGTTTCCCCATCCACAGAAGATGAAAAGGAAAAGAATGATAATCCACCAAGCACCGTTACCCTCGCCAAATGCGCCGTTATTGTTGCCTGTGACTGCCGCCAAATCTGCCGGACTCATTCCGTCTGTTGTTAATCCCATGAAATCACTCCTTTTTATTTATTTATTTAAAACCCTTTAAAAGGTTTTGAAACTGTGTTGCCATGCCCTGCAACTGGTTGTACTGTTGCTGGCTCATTTGCCCGCTATTTAGCAGGTTTTGTACTTCCTGTTTCGGGTCCCCTTGGAACTGCTGCCTGAACTGTTGAAACTGCTGTATCATCTGCATTGGATTGAGATTCATTCAATACCCTCCTTCTTAACGTCTCCATTTGCCTTTCTAAAGCATTTAAGCGTTCCTCGTAGTTAATTGGTTGACTAGACTGTGAAAGCTCCGCTGTGGGCGAATCTGTGCCTTTTCGCTTATATTCAAACACCTCTAAAAACGGTCTGCCCGTCTGGTCCGCTCTTTTTTCATAAAAAATCGGTGCTTGGCTGTCCCACAAACGGACAAAAGAATTTGGTGCTACTAAATACGCCTCCGCCGCGCCCTGTCCTTGCACCCAAATCCGCTCATCAGGATTAGATTGCTGTTGCATTTGTTGAGGCGGCGCCTGCTGTTGTTTTAGTCGATTGAGCTGGTCAAGATAATCCGGTTGTGGATATTGCGGATACTGTGGATATTGTTGTGGATATTGTGGATAACCGAACATTTATTTTCCTCCTTCCCTCCAATAGTAGATAGGTGTCATTGCTCCGCTGTCCCACGTATCGTAGTAATTGCCATCAATTACCGCTATAACGTGTCCTGACAGTGCTAATATATAAGCCCCTTCTGGGTGGTTGTTTGCAAATTCCGATACAGTGCAAGTCATGTACTCATCGGGGATTATGTAGCGATTAAACCCCTTATCTTTGAGGTATGCACCCCACACTGCATTAGCTGAGGGCATATCTGACAACATTAAGCCGTACAGGGCAAGTTGTATATATGTTTCTTCCCACGTTTGCTTTGTAGCTTTTGAGATAGCGCGCACGGTGCAATCTCCCACTTTTGCCGCCGCTGGGTTAGGATTCCAATATTGATACATCTCTCCGCCCTCCTTATAGTTTTATTATCGCAAATAAATAAGCGTACCGCCACGAAGGTAGTACGCTTATTTATCGCATGATTTTTAGTTATCTTTGGTTTCTCATAGACTGTTTATGTACGGGATCGTGCCGGGAACTAATAAAATTTTTTTCACGGCGCAACTCCACAGCCCTTGTAATCCTCTCGTGCTTATATCCATTTTTTCGGCGGCTTGCTCCTGCGTTAATCCATCAAAAAGCAAGTACTGTACAGTTTCGCGCTCCCGCAAGGTTAAACGGGCACACGACAAGGCATAATCAATAAATTGTTTATCGCCTAATTTCCAGAGTTTTTTTATCAAACTTCTGTTCACTGCATCACCTCAAACACGCAAAAATTACGTAAATTTATTTTATTTTGTCCAGTCCTAAAATTGCTCTAACCTTGTCTGGGAGCAAATCAGGGTTAATTTTGCCGATGTTCTCCACAATAGAGCCAAGCTCCATCAAAATAATGTATACACAAACTCCTGCGGCAATAGGCACCTGAAAGCCTAAGTCTACATATTTCTGAGCGTAGTCGATAAGATATGCAAGCACCACAAGCATAATGGAGCCAAATTTGTGATACAATCCTTTTCTCATTTCTGAGGATTTCCACTCGTGGTTAGCGCAGGCAGCTACTCCGCCACTAGTCAAATCAAAAACTACAAAAATGCAAGTTATTAAGGGTAACATAATATATACCATCTCCATTCCTCCTTAAAAATTATTTTTCTTTTGTTTTTATAAATTAATTAAAGCCCTCTTTAGTTTAGTAACTGTAATCAGTACCAACGTATTGAAGTTTTGTAAATAATGCCTTATTATCTGATAAATAAGCACTGATTGCGTTTGCCCATTCTCTTGCAATCTCCCATGTGCCAAAACTTGTAGGATGACCACCTAAAATATCTCGTGCAAACACAAATCCGTTTTCTTTTTCAAAGTCAATAACAAATAGTCCAAGAGTGTTTGCAATGCTTCTTATTCTTTCGTTTGTGACTGTGTAAGCAGATGTTCCATATGCCCATTCGTTCGGCAATGTCGCTATGAAAATAGGAATACCATTATTTTCAGAACGAACCTTATTTACTATATTGGTCAGATTAACGTCAGATATACTGTTCCACCCATCTTCTTGCTTATTAGTGTCGTTAATTCCAATCTGAATAATACAGATTTTATGCCCACTTAAATCATCATTAGCATGGGCATTCCACCATGTTTCGCAAGTCTTACCACCATCTCCCTTGTTTGTCACATTGCATCCAGTAATTCTTTCAAGGTTTGACGGATATGATAATTCAGTATCGGAAAAGTAATATGTTGTGTCCCCCTCTTTTCTGTCAAATCCTCCCTCTGTGTAACTATCTCCTATGCAAAGAATTTTTCCGACCATTTTAATTTCCATTCCTCCGTAATCATACATTGGATAGTGGTCTGTTGTTTCAACCTTTGCATACTTCTCTTTCGGGTCTGTTGTTTCAAACACAGGGATGTTATTTACAGATGTGTACAACATCAAACCGTCATATTTCTTGTTATTAAACATAAATGCGGCTTTTGTACCACCTACTGGAACTACACAATTACTTTTTGATACTGTCCAATCATGGTCAATCATATTCCCATTAGCATCGAAAATTGTATACCCCATACTTGGAGAACCCTTTCCGTTTGAAAATACTGGATAGAAAACGTCTCCACTTTTGCAATCGATTAAAGATGTTGAATATTTGCCTGTTGACGCATAATTATAATTATTAATGGTTACAGTTCCCAATGTTTTTAAATCTGTATTTTCAAGCAAAACACCATCAAGAAGGACATTTTTACTCGGTTCGGTTGTAGTTACATTGTCAATTTGTTCCTTAACTTCTTCAATATCGCCAACAGTAGCATACTTTTTTTCTTTTTCCCCGTATGGTTTATAAACAGGGGTTTCTTGTTCAGATTCAACACGCATTATTCCTGTTGGAATGTTGGAATAATTCGAAAACATAAATACAATATATCCAATTCCATTGGGGATTTTAATAGTCCCGACTGTTGAGTTTAATAATGAATTTCCAGTTGTAAATGAACCATCAGAATTAAAAAGGATATAGCAAAATTCATATCCAATAGATTTATAGATTTCATCGGCTAATACTGGAATTGGTCTTGTGCTGTACTTTCCAGCAGATTCGTATGTGTAATTATCTATTGTTGGGTTTCCCCAGTCCTTTATTGCCGTATTTTCAAGCAATCCGTTTGTGTCTAAAATATTTGACGATATACTATATAAATCCGAATCTAAATTACCTAAATCTTCCTTTAGCAAACTAAGTTCTTTCTTTAGTGGACCAAGGTCTCCTGATGTTCCCCTACGTTTCGAGAGTGCATACGCCTCATCTCCCGTTAAACCACTTTTTCTCATGTCCTACACCTCCATAAAGTAAAAACCACTTGCTATCAGGGGCATAAAAGCCATATAATTCCCCTGTGTCTACGCATAACGCCGTCGAACCACTTGCAACATAATGAGGTAATTTGTCTACTTCAGAAGACTTCCCCCAGTAATATCGCTTACTTCCGTCCGTATCTATGCAATCCCAGCCGCCTAAATCGTGTATAACATCTCCTTTGCGGTATGTCTGTCCATCAATAATTATTGTTCAACTAGCTATCATGCTTTCGCCTCCTTATGCATAAATTGTATCAGATATCCTCTGCATCTTCGTAATCTGGAAGTGTTTTGAGATACTTATAAGCATCTTCAATAGTCATATTCTCTTCATACTCTTTCTCATATGTAACAGCGGCTCTGTACGGTCTGTCACCGTTGCTTTCCATAGCTCTACCAATCTCATCTACATAAGATACTACAGCTATTGAATCATGACTGTTGATTGTAGACTGAATATATAATATTCTGTGATAATTAGTAACTACGCCGTCGCTTTGACGAATTTCTTTTTTTAAAGCCAATTTTATTCCTCCTATGAGAATGTTATCTTAATATTAGCATAGATGCCGCAAGGGCTATTGTTTGTAACATCTGTGGTATTTTGCATTGTTGCAAATACATGGATGCAGCCTCCACTAAGCGTTGAGTGTACAGTATATTTGCTAGGTTTGACATATTTTGTTGACGAGCCACCATACAAATACTTATTATTTTGTCGGACCATAAGCCCTTCCACACTTGTTACTGTTACCGTTGGGTTCCCAACTATTGGTTTTGATAATGGAATTATAAAAATGACATCCTTGCCGGAACTCGTAATATATCCAGCAGTACCAAAAGTTGCACTGATCGAATCGCCAGCGCAAAAATATGGTCTCCAAGTCCCTAAATAGGTAGATAAATATATTCTCCCTGCATCCAACTTTATTACGTCCGAAGACACAATCTTTGTATTAGAGTTATCAGCATATATCCCATTTCCAATGCTTTCGTACAAATCAGTATAGGATGTTCCACTTTTTACAGATAACGAGAGACTCATATTATCTTTTGCACTATCATAATATAATTCAAGCGCAGCTTTACCACCGACATTAGTATCATTTGCATCTTTTGTTTGCTGTGTTGATACAACAATGTTGTTTTGTGACTTTACGACCGAGCCAGCGCCACTATAAACAGGGTCTCCGTCTTCATTCACTACTTTAATATCTGTAATTCCAAATCGTACAATTTCGCTGTTATTGTTGCGCACACACATTCCATTTGCGTCAAGTAACGCGTTCTGTCCAAGCGTATTTCCTCGCATATCACCGACAACTAATCCAAGTCCTTCGATATATTTCATGAAGTTAGTTGCAACTTTAGCAGCCTCTGCTATCTTGTCTTCCTGACTGCTAAAGTTTTCCTCAGTAATATCTTTAAAGTTCTCGTAGGATTTCTTTACCTTAGTAGCTGTCTTATTCGCTTTAATTGCAACAGAGTCATCCGTAGGTGGTGCTGTAATGTTTCCTGTTAACCATGCTTTTCCGCCGCTGACACGGATTTTTACTGTGTCACCTGTCTTACAATTAATCGCCATCTGTGCGGGGGTTTCATCTGCTCCACCGTCAATGTGGACATATGCCGTTTTTTCGTCAACGCGAAGGACTTTTGCAACCGTGTCGTAAGGCTTTGTTTTGCTTTCTTTCATTGCCGAGGCAATCTCTTTTATAAAATCATTCAATGCTCTCTACCTCTTCCTTTGTCCGGCATCCGTGTTCAAGCGACAAGGTTTGTGATATTATTCTGAATTTTCCAGTAAGGCCATGTCTCGGATAATTTAGAAAGACCACATCGCCTAAAAGAACGTCCTCGAAAAATCGCCGGCTATACTGTATCGTTCTGGCAGGATTCTGCAATTCTTTTAGTTTTCTAACGGCATAAGCCGCTATGTTTTCCCCGGAAGATAATTCAACGCCTGTTTCCGATTTCCACACTTCCCTGCCCCGGCTGACGGTTGATAAATAACTGTCCGGGCTGTCGTCCCGCGCGATAGCCGCTCCGTAATCATCGTGTATCGCCATGAAACAATTTGGTGTGTCATACCAATTAAATGTGTCTGTTACATCACACTCTATTATGTCGTTCGCGTTAATTCCCACCGTAAGACTGCTATTATTATCATTTGCGCAGATAACAATACTTCCATCGCCAAGTATTCGCATCCGCCAGCCAATGGCATCTAAAATATGCAGCGCCATTGTGAGCCTTGTTTCCCCATCTTCCGCAACGATATTATCTGTAGTTATCGGCGATGTTCCTTCGACATACACAGGGGCGGGGATGCAATCATTAAGCAGATTTTTAATCTGTTTTGCTCCGCTACCGGCTGGTGCATAATAGCCACGCGGCAGGATTACATCATCTGCCGGCTTGAGAACGGAATAACAGTCAATATTGTAAGTTTCTCTCACACCATCAAGCTTTCTTTCTGGGAAGGCGGTCAGGCCAGTAAATAGCGCTACTTTTGCTCCCGACCCTCCCTGTTTGGCTTGCAGGTAAATACGGACCCAGCACTCACTATCTGTTATCTTTTCTGTCATTGTGACGGAGGCAGATTCCCTTAAATCTGACGTGCTGTCCCGGTCAATACTGCCCTCAGTAAATTCAAATTCTTTCTGGTCTGTCCACGTCTTGGGGTCAACCGTTGTCAAAATATATCTTGCTGAAAATCCTTTGCTCCAATCCATCACATCACCTCGCTAGGATGCTCTGCGCTCCACTGTTCTTCCGTCACAGCGTCCAGTTCTTCCGAATCCACTTTTTTAATCGTTAGCGAGAAATCTGTCCGCATTTTGTTATCGTGGTCTTTTTTCTCCGACACCTGTATATCGCAGGAAAATGACGAGCCGTCTGGTGTCCTAACGTGACATATTCCAGGATACGTTGCAAGCCGCCTCATTTGCTCAATCATCGTTGGTTCTGTTAGTGAGATACTTACTGCATCAATTTTTAAATCACGAGTGACTGCAGGATTCCAGTCACCTTGTACGGAACCACCAAGATAAACTGTCCTCTCGAAATCTTTATCCCATGAGTTATCTAAATCAAGGTTATACTGGATTTCGATAGATTCACTGTCAAAATCAATGATTGCCTTTTTATATTCTATGGAAAAATCGCTATACAACCATGCAAACGAGCTGTCTGACGTTATATAGTCGCCGTTAGCGGTTTTATTCACAACCAGTATGCCGCCGTACTCATTTAGTGCAGGATATGGATCAACATATTTCTGGCCATAGATTCCGTTTTCAAGAATCAACTCCGCCCTGTCTACGCTCATCCGGTACAAATCAAATGTATCCCCGTCAGCATATGTAGTTGGTTTAGCGACAACAATACTTGCTGTTTTATTGTCTGCAATCGTATTTACAGTGGCCGTTGGTACTTCTGGCTGATGTTTCCACCGCACAACAAACGGTATCTTTTTTTCTGCCACATGGTCATAAATATCTGTAAATGCAATCTGTATGCTGTACCTTGCACCGTCATCCATCTGCCCGATCAGGTCACCCAAGGCAATACTGTAGTTATCTGTTTCGCTACCGGTAAAACTGGAAATAATTTCGCCGGAAAAATGCTGTTCCTTTAATCCGTCCGGGCGCAGAATATAATAATCCTCGTCTCTGACAATCATTACTTTTGCTGTGCCGGCAGAATCCCCGAAGGATGGGGCTATCGTTAATGGCAGCTGTTCTAAATAATTTGTTGTGCCTTCCGATGATTCCGGTACTGTCTGGTCGGTTGCCTCCGTGGTAACATCGTCAGAATTATATGCCGTTGTTTCTGAGACGAGATTCGTTGCAACGCTGTCTATTGTAGGTTTTGCAACAATTTCGACAGCCACAGAATCTGACCATGCCCCCTCTTTACCTCCTTGTGCTGTAACCATTGCTTTTAAATAATGGATTTCTCCTACATTCCACAGATTGCTCAAAAGACCACTTGCAGTATAGATTTTATTAATGTTTTCAATCGTTTCCGATAATGTCTCCATGCCGGAAGACATCATTAAAACCACAACGTTTCCATCGTTACCTTTGACCGGTTCATCGTTAATCGCTTCTGCTATTTTTATGCTCGCTTTGCTGTTTCCGGTGTAGCCGACACTGCAAATAACTATATCGTCCATGGCAAGATAATTTTCTGTCGTTGCAAGCGTAGGAGTTGTTGGGGTCTCACTCAGAGATACGGAAACCGTATCAGACCAAGGAGATAACACTTCCTCATCCCCGGACGTATCCCGCAATCTTACGCGGAAATAATATGTTTTTGCCGATTCTAGGGACCCGATATGCCACGTGGTTTCCCTGTCCTCCACGTCATAAGTAGTTGGGGCTTCCGTACTAATCCATGCGTCCTCGTGGTCTGCCCACGCAACGGTAGCCGCATCCGCATTTTTCCACGACCAATCCCATGTTAGTTCCACGGTATCAGATGCCACCGCCATTGCAGTTATATTTTTCGGTGGGACTGCAATCTTTCTTGTTTCCGAATAAATCCACCCAGACTGCATGAGGGGGCTAAGTTTGTAGGTGGTGCCAGACGCTCCATTTTGAGGTGTGGAAGTTCCGGTAAAATTTTTGAGCGCAATCTGGTATTCGGTACCGCCAGAAACGTCCGGACACGCAACTGTGATTGTCCCCTCTTTGTCGGTAATTGCAATAATACCTTTTTCCTCGTTGCCTATTTTCATCCAGACGGCTGTTTTAGCGTCAGGAACTTCCGTGTTGCGTTCAACGCTATTGATAGTAAGCGTTGTTCCCGTTGCCGATACCGTATCAAATGACGGGGATTTTAAAGCCCCTCGTGCCGCTACTCGTGGCTCAGAATATGCATATTTTTTATCGTGCGTACTTTGCACCCTTGTCCACATAATCTGGTCTTCCGCTATGCCGTCGTCCGTGTTAAAATCTGCTGACACCGTATAATCATGGTACGCAACAGTTACTCCTGTGCTCCATGATGTGCCAGTATACCTCTCTCCGCTTTCCGGCGTGTCTATAGCGTATTGCAACTCCATAGAATCCACAGGGCGGTCCCGTGGCGATGCCTGCACCCAGTTTGCCCATACATAGCGGCTAGAGGAGCCTATCTCTTTACTCCCTGTACTCTGTATGTTTGGACGCTCTGGGATACTGTAATAATGATGCGCATAGCTCCAACCAGAATCTCCGGCGCATCCTCTCGATTTTACCCTTACAATACGACAAAACGTCTTGTTCTGCGTTGGAGAGCCATCCTCTGTTATCGCCCATGTACCAGACGCTCCTGTGTAGGATGCATTGGCAAAGCGAGCGTTTGCAATGGCGCCCTTATAGTTTGTCATTAATGCGGTCTGTACCTGTGTCCTTGCAAAATGCCTTGCATCATTCGCCTCGTATGAGGTACTCCAGGTAAAAGTACCTTTATTTGCGTCGGCATCATCAAGAGAATAAGAAACAGAAGGGGCATTTGGCGCATGAATAGCAAACGTTTTTGTGGAATGTGCGGCTGTATAGGTATGCTTTTTATCGCTTTTTGTTTTGCCCTTTACCTTAAATTCTATCGCGTTTAATAATTTTGATGAGACAGGATAATAATTTTTTGCATCAAGTGCTACCGTTTTTTTTGTTGCTGATTTTCCCACATTTATTTTCTTCCATTTTGTCCAATCCCATTTGGATGCACCGACGTTTTTTATATGTAGACGATACCATAGCCACTGTCCATCCTCATATTTTTTCGCCGGTATTTTCCAAGATATTGTAAATTTCAGGTTGTCTCTCGATATAGACAGACCGCTGGGAGCAGCAGACTTTTTCTTTGCCATTATGCCATTTTCACCTGCCTTCTAAGTTCACTTGCCATTCTTCTTCCCCATTCTTCTGGGTTATCTGCACCGTTTACAGTTACGTTAATAGTTACATCGTTTTTCGTTCCCTGTGTTGCCTCTTTGATATCGTTCATCAGTCTGCTACGACCGTACAGCATCTCGTCTCCTGCTTCTCCTGCTCCAAACAAGGTGGCATCAGAAAATACATATGGACTTTCCATGGCTTTTTTATACCAGCTAATGTGGAATGATGGCAGGGAACCCTTTCCCCCAATACCGAACGGAGCTTTTCCGCCGGAAACACTCAGGTGCGGTAGGTTTAGGTGTGGAAGAGACCAGCTAAACTTTAAGGCGCTCTTAAACCGTCCAGGGAAGCTTTTTACAAGGGATACTGCCTTAGTAAAGATGCTTTTAACAGCCGATGGTATCTTAGTAAATGCTCCTTTTACAGCCGATAAAATACCATTTCCCTTAAATGCTCCCTTGAATCCGTTTACAGCATTTTTAGCGGCACCCTTTAAAAGAGAAGGGAGATTTTTGACCCCTTTTATTATGCCGGTAACAATGTTTTTACCAAGTGAAAACCAGTTAAACGCTGTAAATACGCTTACGATTGCTGTGATAATCTTCGGTAAATTAGCAATTAATAACGGAATCGCACGAACTAAGCCAATCGCTAAATTTGTTATGATTGTTACTCCTGTTGCAAGGATTTTTGGCGCATTATCGTTAATAATGCCAGCCAAATTCGTTATGATTGTAGGTACATATGCAATCAATACAGGAATAGAATTAATCAGCCCTTGAGCAATATTCTGGATAAGTGTCAGGCCTGCATTTATCAATTTGCCTGCGTTGCTCCTCAATGACTCTGTAAATTGTGTCAGCATCGGCAACGCCTGCCCCAAAAAGGTCGGGATGCCCTGAGTCATGCCGTTAGCGATAGTCGTCAGCAAATTAACTCCGACCGATGTAAATACATTTAGCCCCGTGGAAATCGTAGAGGCAAGATTATTTAACAGCTGGCCGACAGCAGTTGTAATACTGCCAGAATTTTGAGTAATGCTCGAAATTAAACCGTTTATGAGGTCGCCGCCGATTTTTGCCACCCCCGGCAACTGACCGCTAAAATTAATCGCATCTTGCGCCAGTTTGGAAAGGGCGCCACTTATGCCGCCGGATTCCATCGCCTCAGCTAATCCACTAACCTCGCTTGTTATACCTTTGATGGCACCACGGATAGTACCAGAAAAGGTATTGTAAAAAGCAAGTTGCAGGCCTTCTGTGGCGCTAGATAGCAAGGTTATGTCGCCCTGCAAATTATCTAACTGCGTAGCTGCCTGTTGTGCCGCGGAGCCGGAGGAATCCTGTATTCCTTTCCAAAATTTTTGTACAGTCGCATCACTTGATGCGGTCATTTTGTTAAATGCCTGTAAGCCTTGCGTTGTAAAAATCGTTGCAAGGGCATTGTTTTTTTGTTCCGCTGTCATACCCTGCAAAGAGCCATTAAGCTCGTCTACGAGGTCGTTAAAATCTTTTGCCTCGCCGTTTGACTTATAGGCGGATACACCTAACTGATCTAAAGCTTTTGATGCATCATCAGTCGGAGTATATAAGTCCGCCATTGCCCTATTTAATGCCGTAGATGCCTCGGAGCCTGTCACGTTCTGCTCTGCCAAGCGAAGTAAGGAAAGCGTGACACTGTCCGCCGCTTGACCGTAGTTTTTCGCTGTGGCAGCAGAACCGGAAAAAGCCTCTCCAAGGCCTCTTACGTCCGTATTAGCAAGAGTAGCACCCTTTGCCATCAAATCGGCATAGTAAGATGCGTTACTCATCGAGTCACCAAAGCCTTTTACAGCTCCGGCAGTATATGATGCCGATTCTTCCAGACTCATAGCACCGGCAGAGGCAAGGTTAAGTACCGTTCCGATACCGCTAATCTGCTCATCCGCCGACAAGCCAGCCTGAGCAAGGATATTCATTCCTTCCGCCGCTTCCGTTGCGGTGTACTTTGTTGTGCGCCCCATTTCCTCAGCCTTGGCTTTGACGTTCCCTATTTTGTCTACGGTTGTTCCCATGGTAGCTGCTACCTGAGACATTGCAGTATCAAAATTCATTCCGGCATCTATTGATGTTTTTGTAAATGCAACGGCGGCAGCAGAGCCGGCCACCATAGCTGTTTTAGCTACTTTCCCGACCGCTTTAAATGCCCCGCCAATTTTTGATGTGGACGAGCTGGCGTTACCTTCTGCGTCTTTCAGCCCCTGCTTATATGCGGTGTCTTTGATTGCCAGAGTGACAAACAATTCCATCACATTCAATCACTCATCACCACCAATCCGGCTTTTTTAATGACGTCCGCGGCTATTTCTTCGCCAGTCTTTGTTACTGTTTGCTTTTTATCGCTATTAATTAAATCAAAAAATGATACATAGAGATATTTCCCACCGAACGCCTGCGAAATGCTTTCGGTTACATATTTCAGCCCATCGGCCATGTATCGTTTGTAAATTAATTCCTCTGTGTCGTCTAAAATCTTAGCCTTGACGTACAGCAAGAATCCCTTTACGCTTCTTCCTCTGTATTCTCCTGCGCATCGCCAGAGGGTTCTTCTGCTGCGCTTGTTGGCGCTGAGAAAAAAAGCTGACGTACCTCCGGCTCATTGATGAGGTCAACCATGCCTTTGATAATGTCCATTAATTTATGCTTTTTCTTGTATTCCTCAACACTCTGCAATTCAAACGCTGCTAAGATTCCAATTACATCATCTTTGTGTGTTTTTAACAGCCTAGGAGCTGTTTTAGCACCCCTAGCAAAGACTTTGATATATTTCTCCCCTTCCTGCGGTACAAGCTTCTGGCACAGGCTGAGCGCATCATCATCGTCTGCAATGTTACCGATATGTTCGAGGGAGTTCGCAATGGCTTCTAAACCCTGTTCTGCTGTTAATTCTGATAATTTCATGCTTTACCTCCTACGCCGCTTCGCCTGTTTTGATATAAACCTCGTAAGGTACTGTCTCTGCGTTCTTAATGCTGTAATGTCCTGTGTATTCGAAATCAAAATTTCCTTTGGATTTATCATCTGATTTAATCTTAAATCCGCCCGTTGAGAGTGCATTCATAATTTTGATTGCGATAAATCCGGCGGAATCCCCGGAATTTTCGTCCGAATAGTCGCCAATCCACCAAATATCCTTAAAATCTTCTGCCTTTAAATCTGCCCTTGGTGTTACTTTGTTTCCCGCTACGTCTGCTGCCGCCATAAAACTTTTAGCCTGTGCGGTATCCATTGTAACGGCTGTGCCTGATAATTTTACTTCGATAGATTCGATTTCCTTGAGTTCCATCGTGTTTTTAGGCACATTATCAATGTCTTCCCCGAAATCCGTAAAGGATGGCTCCGCGCTAAAGCTACAACCGCCGCTGGTTGCCATGAGGATGTTAGTTGCTGTTATGGCGCCCGTTTCTGGCTCAAAAGCCGATACAATAATACCGGCGTTAATCTGTATTTTTTTGAAAAGGTCAGAAGGTACCTGCGTATACTTCATTTGCTCACCTCGTTAAATAGTTATAAATTGCATAGTTATTACTGTGTATCTGCGTACTATTGACGAGTCAGCTTCATCGACTAAAGGAGTCCAAGGCTGGTCTTGCGACAGAAAAATGATTCCATCATCGCACTTGACCGTAGTACCCCCTTGCAACCTGCCGCTGATTTCTTTTGCCTTTTTGTTTGGAATTGCCTCTGATTCTGTGTGGTACCATACGTTTACAGTGCTGGCGGCGGCTGCGCCTGTCCACCAGTTTGCTATAATTGGCTCATATGTGATAAAAGGGAAAGCGGTATCCTCCGGCACTCTGTTAGACGGATATGCAGTTATGCCAAAGGATGACCAGAATTGATATAGTGCCGCTGTTGGGGTCATGACGTTAACTCCCACTTCTCTGCCATGACCTGTGCTATGTCTAAATTAGACGATGCAGGGGTTTCTTTTTCTCCTGCATTTGATGTAACTCTAAAAATTTTTCCGTCTTTTGTTTTTAATACATCATGATAGCCTAACTTTACTGTTTTAGCTGTAGTAATTGTATATGTTGCTGTTACACCCTCTTTTTCCGCCACTCTGGCAGACATAGAGGTGTCGCGGACAATGGCCGCCTGTATTTTAGCACCTTCCACCCACTCGGTGATAAATCCACCCTCGCCGTCAGAAGTACGCTTTTTATCCATGAGTATGCAATCTTGTAAAAATTCATTGATTAAACTCATGCCATTTTCCTCCATGGGTTCAGGCGTGCCCTAAAGGCATCTTGCCACGTGTAGGTCTCGCCTTTACTGTTTGTTGCCCTGCTGTACGAATATCCGCCAAACGATTCCGACTGATACGCTCCTAAATTGCCGTTTTTCGCCTGCCACTCGCTGATTTCGTCCACCAGTGACAAAAACGGTTTGGGGATAGCCAGCGGAACAACTACGCCGTTAAAAGTCTCCTCCTGTAACGGAGCAGTATTGCCTTTGTGGTACTGATAAACCCCGTCATTAAAGATAGAGCCGCTTACTAAATAGTACTGCCCATCTTGTAGCGGGAGGCGAATCGCGGTAGTAGAATAACGCAGGTCTTTAGTATCTTCTGTCACGCCTACATCAAAATTAAGCGTGTCAAAAATCCAATCTCCGATTGTTATTTCTCCCGTGATTGCCGCCCCTTTGACCGGGAAGAAATTGTGAATGTGATTCATGATTTCATAAAGCACTCAATCATCCCCTTTTATTTTCCGTTCGAACTTACTTCCGAAACGGCACTTGATACTTCTGGGATAGTTTCTGTGGTTCCGACAGTAACTACGCAAACACCGTCAAGGTATTCTGCCCACAGCTTCATGCCCATAATGGCGTATGTTTCGCCTGTGGCGTTTGTATAGTTGCCGCCTGCGTGGAATCCAATCAGATTTGTTTCGCCAGATGTTGTGTAGTCCAGGCCAAGTTTTTTAAAATCACTATCGCCGGGATCAATATAATACAAGTCAATATTTTCTACAGGTGTTGCAATAACAGTTTTTGCCGGGATGTAGGCGTCAGGGAGGAGGAACAGTGTAGAGAAACCAAAGAAGTCTTTGATATACTGCAATCCAAACATTGTCTGCACAGTAATCTCTTTATCACCTAGCCAGTCGTAAAAATCCATTACATTTGCAAATCCTACGACTTCGGTTACATTTCTGTTCATGCCTGCGAATTTGTTGAGTACAGCACCTTTTGCGATCGCAAGTGCTTTCTGCCATTTCTTCTGCGTACCTTTTAATGTTCCCGTTTTTAAAAATGTGTAAAAATCTTTTAAAACCTTGTTCTGCAGCTCAACCATAAAGGCATCATCTGTCTTTTCGATTGCGACCGTTGCGCCCCATTTTGCCACAGACTCAAGAGTTAAAGATTTAGCGTATTTTTCTACAACAATATCTTCTTTCTTGCTTTCCACAACTTTAAACTGTGTAAAAGGGATTGCCTCACCCTCACCTACGCTTGCGCCGCCCTGTAAAGTTTCATCTTTCATCTGCGCTTCGTAGGTTACTAAGCTGGTGCCCGGCTCTTTTCTGATAGGTTTAAAGATTCCCAAGATAGTTCTCAGCGCATCCCAGTTTTTTTCAAATTGTGTTACAAAATCAATTTCTCTCGCTTTGAGAGCGCTATCTGTATTTAATATAGTGCTAGTGGTTACTCCTGCCATTGTCTACTCCTTTCAAAAACCAAAAAGTTCGTGATTTTCCGCAATCGCTTTCTGACGTTCGCCCGCATCTTTAATTTCCATGATTTCTTTCTTGGTCATTTTCCCCGGTTCTCCTCCCGGTGGATTTGATACGTTAGCGCCTTGAGTCGTTTCGGTTGTAATATAATCGGCATACGATTCTTTGATGCCTTTTTCTACCTCTGTTGCGTTCTCAAATTTCCCGTCAGTTCCGATTTTTAAATTATCAATAGTTTCTTTTGACGCTTTTAATGCAAGGCCAATTACTTTACTGGACACGCCGGAATCTTCAAGCATCTTTTTGTATGCGGCTTCTTTCGCATCGTACAATGCCTTCTTGTCCTGCTCGGCTTTGTAGTTCTCAAAACCTGCGTGTTCTTTCTCATACTTGCCTTTCCAGTCGTCCTTTTCGTAGTCCTCCAATTTCTTCTGGAGGTCTGGGACTTTCTCTGCGTCCTCTTTGTATTTACTAATCTCGTTCTTGAGACCCGTAACGGTTGCAGAGTGTTCTTCGATAATCGCGGAAACCTGCTCGTCTGTAAGTGTCATGCTTTTTAAAAAAGCTCTTGTTAATGCCATTTGATTACTCCTTTTCTTTGAGGGATTTCTTTCCCTAAATGACTTTATATGTAAATCACAGTACTTCGTGATTACTTACTAAATAATTTTGCAGCTTTAAGGGATTTCGCCCCAAATTTGCCGTCAATTTTTAATTTACATTTCGACTGGAAAATACTAACTGCATCTTCTGTCTTTTCTCCATATTTGCCGTCAGTTTCTAATTTTGAGCCGATAGCCCAGTTTAAAAACTTCTGCAATTTCTCAATTTCTTCCCTTGTGTTTTTTAATACCGTGATGCCGTCTAAAAACGCATAGTAGCCGCGTGGCGGCAATTTAGGAAATTTCCCGGTGTATTTAACCTTTTTTGTTGTTTCTTCCTTCTGCACCGTCGCCGGGAAGTCGTGATACAAAATATTTAAATCAAACTTGCCGCCGTTGCCGGTTGAAACCTTGGCTGGAAACACGCCAGAGCTGGTATACTGCCATGCCATAAGGTCATCTACGTTTGCAGGTTTATAAGATTTGTTTGGTGTCGCTTTAAATGCCATGAGGTTATAGCCTTTGTAATAACGTGCAATCCACCAGTTTTTACACTTGACCTTGTTTTTATCAATGTGCTCCGAAAAATACGACATCCCGGTGTAAACACCAAATTTATAGCCTCTTGACTCAACGACAGTCTGTGCCGCATTGATAATCTCGGCAATCTTTACTTTGCTTAGCCCTGCCTGCACTTTATCCTCGATGTCAAACCAAATGCCGTATTTAAAATGTTTCTTGCTGGCCTTGTCGAGGATGTCGCACACAAGCTCCATGTCCGACTTGGCTTTTGCCACTGTAGTAGCGTATGTGTAGTTATACACGCCCCATGGGATGCCTAACTCCTCACATTTTTTGTAGTTTACCTCAAACTTCTTGTCTTTGCCTAAATCTTTGCGGATAATCTTAATGATTGCACCATCACAACCGTATTTCTTTACTTTCTTCCAGTTGATTGTGCCGTTGTATACTGACACATCAATGATTTTCTTCTGTCCCATCTTGCTACTCCTTTGTATGGCACGTATTTGTCAGTTTCTTGTACACATCTTCGTACAATTCCTGTTTGTCTCCGTTGTATGTGTATTCTGCATAAATGCCATCGCCGCTAACTGTAGTAGACGCAAGGCACTTGTAGTTTTGTAATGTCTTGCAAGACCAGACGATATATACATCGCCTAAATCTATTGGCGGTTTTTTTGGTGTGTCTGCATAACCATTCTCGTTATACCATTCAACTAATGCCTTCTTGCACACGCTTTGAAAGTGTGCCATGCCTGTAATAATCATGATTCTGCTCCTTCCTGTACGATTTCCCATTCTGTTGAAAGCAAGGCATTTAATACATAATCAACCAACGTCGGCTGTTGCACATTTACATCCTGCCCGCTTTTTGTGTGCATCATAAGTACATTTTTTTCGCTGTCATAATACCAATAGGCTTCAAAATTTGAGAATTTCGCCTTTTTGCCCTGACGAATTTCTCTGTAAGCGTCCCAAAATGTCATTGTTTATCCTTTCCACCTCAACACATACAAAATCTTCTGGCTTCCATTGATAATCCTGTGTATCTTTTTATATGTTCCACCTGCTTTTTTAGTATTTGTACTGGACTTTCCGGCATCCCACCACACCATTTTATTGCTATCGTTTATTCCTGCGAAAATATTGGTGTGCAGGCGGTAAAAGCAAATGTCTCCCGGTTTTAATTTGTTTTTATAATCCCGGGGTAATTTATTTACTTTTATCAATCTATATCGTTTTGATATAGCCGTTTTTGTTCCTGCGCCCTTATAGACAACTGTTCCGTTCCTGTTGCAATAAAACAGTTGTCCCGGTTTGAGGATGCCTAACTGCTGTAAGCAATAGCATACATACGACGCACAATTACTTACCTTTTTCTTCTTTGCGCCTGCCCAGCTATTCGCCACGCCCTGAGAGTATTTAAATTTTTTATCAACAAAATACTCCGCCGTTTCTTTTGCCTTGACGAGTAAAGACAATCTGTCCATTATTCCATCGCTCCTTTTAATTCATCTGCAATGATTGCTGTGTATTCTTTCGCGTAATTTGCCGCCGCCGGTTTTAAATACGGCTGCGCCCTCTGACCGTTTGTGATGTGCCATTGTCCCTTATCGTCCTGATAAGTCCACGGGGTCTTTCTTCCTCCCTTGTAATACACGCCAGTTCCTAGTTCCACATAGGCGGCGTATTCTTCGTTGCTGCCTATTGTTTCCGTGAGATTTTCCAAGTCGGTCCGATGCGTAATGCTGTTTCTTAATGCGCCCGTATCGACCGGGCAAAGGTCTTTTGCGTGCCCTTCTGCGGCGGCTCCTGCCTGTTCTAATGCCCTTGCAAGTGCCATGGTGGTTTTAAGTATTACTTCGTCCACGTGACTCACAACATCAATATCCGCCATTATATTCGCCCCCTTTGCGTTGCTAACCATTCGTAGTAGGTCATGTCTTCTATGACTTCGTTTCTGCCTGTCTCTGGGTTTCTGACGCGTATCATTCGCGGTTGTGCTAGTTCGGCGGGTAGTGCAGTTCTCTGCGTACCGCGGCAGTTATAAACTTCCGCCGGGATTCCACTTGGGTCTCCCGGATACATGAGACCGTTTGAGTACGCCATGTTAAACGGTACTTCTTCGCCATCTAGCGCTCTGTGACTGTCTCGTGTCCTCAAGTCCTTTGTTGCTGTCCAGTGTTTCACTACATCAATTCCCATCTGGTAGGCTTCCTCGTATGCCGCCTGCCTGCCTCCGTTCTGCGCTCCTGTGAACGCTGTGCGGGCGTTTCGGATTGCGGCAGTATGATTCATTCCTGTAACGTCCTGAAATCGCCCTGCGAGCTTTCCTATACTGTCGCCTTGCAATATTCCTTGCAATAGTGCATTTTGCAGTTTCTTCTTGTTCCAATGCACATCTTTGCTTTTTAGTACTCTACGCGGCGGGAGAATCTTTTGTTTTCTGACCGTCAGCCGCTTAACTGTGTGTTCATCAACCAAATTAAATGCAATATCTCCAATCTCCTTTATCTGCTTATCAGGCATAAGAGATTTAATCATGTACGCCTCAAAATTGCGATTGAGGGCGATAACAAGAGGGGTCTTCTCGTTGATGTATGCCGCGGCAATCTGGTTTGACTCTGTCAGTCGCCGTGCCATGTCCTCGCGTAGTGCCTCCCACCTCTGCCCTCTGCCATACTGATTCATTAGCCATGCTTCAAACTCTTTCTTGGTGTACTTTCCTGCCTGGTATGCCGCATATTCTTTGGCGTACCGTCTGGAAAATTGTTTAAAATAGTTTCTCGCCTTGCCGTCAAGCTCTTTTTCAGCCTGCTTATATACGTCTGTCAGCCGTTTTTCTAGCTTTTGTAACTCCTGCTCTGTCCACTTGTCGGATGGATACATAGTTATTCATCCCCTTCCGGGATATCTTCCGGCGCATCGGGTTCAATCGGCTCCGTGTAGCGGTTATATGATTCTTCGTCTAGCTTTGCCAAAATGTCCGGCACTTCCTCTGGTGCGACAAACGGTAATTTTTTTAGGATGGTTTCTTCGTCCAGATAGTTTGCTGCCTCAAGAATCATATCTGTACGCTCTTTCTCGTTACTGATTCTGTTCCGCTTAAATTGCGGTTCGTCATCAATCCCCGCAAGCTCCAGAATTTTCTCAATCGCATCGCCTACGAAGTACTCAAAATCATCTGCATTGTCGTCTAGCGGTTGGTATGCCGCGTCGATATGGTCGTTTGTTGCCCCGGCGGCTATGGCGTGTACATCCAATGCCCCGAAGTCCTCGTAAATTTCCGACCGCATTTGTGTGAGGAACTCTTTTCTGGCCGTATATGGCGGCTCTTGTGTGTATGCCTGTACCTGACCCTCCTCAGCCTTTGCGATGTGCTGAAACTTTAGGCGGTCTCTAAACTCTGCCAGCTCGTCGTCTGTCATACCGTCAGCGTTGGAAATGAGCCAATACATCTGTGCACAGTCGTCTAAATCATTAGCAAAACCACTTTGTACCGCGTCGTAGGCATCAATCTTCGACTGCATCCCCCTCAGGGTGCTTATGTGCCGCTTGTTGCCAAACATTGGTACAATGGGGAGGCTGCTATAGTTTTCTTCTCCGATAATTTCGGGCTCCAGATTGTTCGCAACCTCAACTCTTTGCCTGTACGCCCGCTTGGGAGCGGTCTCTTTTAATTCTCCAAATTTACTTTCTGCGCTGTAGGTTGTGTAGCCATCCACCTCGTACAGCACGACCTTAAACGGTTTCTGCTCGTCCAACTGCCAGAATCTTATGCCTGCCATCAGTGCTCCCGTGTCCTCATCCCACATCGGGGCGAACTGCGTAAGGGGAAATTCGTGCACGTGGTCCACATTCCAAAAAAGGAAAGATTGACCGTGAATTAATGCGTTGTAAGCCGCCTCTTTAATCCGTCTGTCGAATTGTTTGCCTAGTTTATCTTTGACACCCATGTCATTAAAAAAGACACCGTTTCCCAGGCTGTACGAACAGCGCTGTGTATTTAATTTGTGAAAGAAATTAGAGCATATCTGTGCGTTAGACGAAAAATTATCTATCTTTTTCTGGCCCAACAAAGTGTAATAGACGCGCTGGAACTGTAAAATAGTCTCATTTTCCTGTGCGTCATACTTGTCCGCTTTTAACGCCTCTTTGTATGCTCCCGTACTCTCGTGGAATTTTATAAACTGATTTATAAATTGCCCTTTGTCTTTTGCGGCAACAAAATCTTGATATGATAGATACATTGTTATCACCCTAGAATTGATTTGTATTGTCTTGTTCGGCTGCGCTTGACGAGTTTTTTTGTTTTTACAAGATACCTGATAGCGTCCATTGCGTGGTCTGACTGTTTTATAACTGCATCCCTGCCTTTGTCAGCCGCTGTTGGGTCCCATGCATAGATGCCAAACTCCTCGATCGTGTGCGTACAAGACGGGTCAAACGATAATTTGTCTTGTGTCAACATCGTCTCAACGTCTGCTATCCCATCGTTAACAGTGTTATCCGCCTTTTTGACCTTGTGCCCTCTACTGCGTAGCTCCACGATGAGAGCGGCGGCGGATGGGTCAACAATGACTAAATCATCTTTCTGCCCGTTTAGTGTGTCCTCTAGCCCTTTTACTAGCTCACTGACTGGCTTCATTCGGTTGTTTTCTCTGCCTGAATAGTAGTACTCTTTTATACAGTGCCAGTTGCCGGTATCCACTCTTTTCTGCCAGATTAAAAAGACGGTGGCGTTTTGCATACCAAAGTCGGAGCTAACAATTATCTCTCCGCTGGTCTTTGCTCTGCAGACGTGTCTTACTTCCGAAAACATATCGTACACAAGCCCTTCTGCTACTGCCCAGTTGCCTAGTATGTATCGTTGATACCTGTGTGTCCCGGAGTACTCTTTTATCAGTTCGTCTACTACCGCCGGAGGCAGGCAGCCATCGTGTATGTTGTACGCCTGTTGGAATATATCTGCATCGGAATCCAGAAAGCCTTTGAACCAGTGTTTCGGCCCCGCCGGGTTGCACGTCCCATCAAAATGACTGTGCGACGTTCTGAGACGAGATTTTAACATCTCGAAAACTTCTTGGTTCCACGTCGTCACTTCGTCGCCGTATGCATACTCAATTGTCGCTCCCTGTATTCTCGCAACGTGCTTCTTGTTGTCGGCACCTAATGCATATACCTTTTTGCCAAATAGCTGTACTGTATTGTCACTGCGTATTTCGCCTACCAGCTCCTCGCCCCATATTTCTCGCATGGGGTCAAGTATGTTTCGCTGCAGTGTACCTCTGGTGTTTCCCAACATCACAGCCAGCCCTAATCCTTTTAGGTGTGTCAGACGTTGAGGAATTACGATTGCATAGTCAACAAAGGATTTCCCAGAGCCTGTCGCCCCGGTCTTTACGTTCCAACGATGGTTACAACCTTGTAGATATTCTGCCTGTTTGCTAGTCAATGGCACTATTGACACCCCCAAGGATTTCAATAGCTTTTGCCAGTGCTTTGTCGCTTGCGCTCTCTGACTGCGGCTTATCTCGCCATTGTTCTGGCTTCCTGTTCTTTAACCAAAATATCTGTGCTGTTGTATCCGGCGCAACGTGCTTTTTTGTAACCTTTCGCTCCGTCATTACTCCGCCTTCGTACTTTTCACTCGTCTCCTCGTAGCTGTACCCTAACGCCCGTTGTAACAGGCTTTTTTCCACCTGCCTGTCCACAACATCCTTTCCCTTTTTTAAGGTATCGGCTAAAATTGGAAATTTTTTCTTCCATGTATACAAGGTATCTGGGTTAATACCGATGTTTGCCGCAATCTCTTTGTCTGTGCATCCATCTCGTGCCCATCCCTCTAGTTTGAGCAACCCTTCTTGGGTCAGCCACTCCTGGTATTTACTTATCCCATTTTGGGGTCACCTCCTAAATACAACCATAACCCCGTAATGAATTGTTTACGGGGTTATATGAAAGGAAAGAAAATATGAAAAAAATCGTTTACACCAGTTGCATAGCGCAACTAGATACAAGTATAAGGAATTGCACCTTAACAGCCGCCGGGGTAAGACTAATAAGCGGCTGGTCTCTAAACACTTGTAGACCCGCAACCTGTATGGAACGTAAGGCACCGTGGGATAGGTGTCTTGCGTACTCTCTTTTACGCGGGTGAGAGTTTACACTTTTACCACAAAAAGATAGAGGAGGTTATGTCTCACAAAAAGTTACCAGTACTCGTCCGTACAAGTGTATTGTACGACATCTTTTAAGCCATGTTAGACAAACATAAAAAAGAGAGGGAGATAATTCTCCCTCTCTAATATCCCGCATATTTCCCAGCCAAATTGGCGAAAGCACTAAGCCATCTGCGTATAGTCATTTCTGCATATCCGAGCTTATCCGCCGCCCCTGCTATCGTGTATCTATCCTCGAAATATACCAGCTGTACAGCTTTCATTCTGTCCATTCCGTTGTCCATGCCCTCTGTCTGCTTTATCGCCTTGTTGATAGCGTACATCCACAGGGCTGACTGAGCTGTATTTTCTGCAATTAACTTGTCTGGGTATTTTTTTACCTGTTTTACTGCGTGCCCGTACCAATCGTGTTTGGGGTTACTCATCGTTCTATCTCTCCGTTTCTTCCAACTTTTTTAAACCTCACTCTTTGTAGCGCGTCAGGGTACTTTGTTGTATTGACTCCCGAAAAAAATTGTTTTAAATTTCTACTCCATGCAAGCTGGGAAGGTGTAAAGTCTTTGTATATTACTTCTATCTCAAGAGACTCGGAATTTACTACAACGTCCGTTACGATATATAATCCTCCTTTAAAGTGCCTGTATATACAACCAGTCATTTCTTCTTTCAAATATTGTGCATCCTTCTGAATTTCCATTGCGTCGGTAGAACGCCTTGTATCATATACAGCAGTTAACATCTTTCTTCCTCCTTTTAAATATACTCATTTCTTTTTTCTTGCCTTCATGCTTCTATACGTTTTTTCGCTTTACAAATAAATTTGTTATTTCCTCCCGTTTAAAAATATGTGATCGTATCCGCGGCGTTGTTTCCCATCAACTCGACTCGTTTCAAATATCTTAATTGATTCTGGATGTATGTATCGGAATCTTTGCCTCCCATTGACCTCCAGTCAGATATTCGCTTATCTACATCCTGAAGAACATTAATCGGAATCATATCAAGATTGATATCTTCAAGGCTAAGCTGTTTCATATAGTTTTATCACTCCTTTATATATGTTCATGTGGTTCGACCGGTTCCCAGTGTTTTTCAGCTTCCTGCTCAACCAATCGGTTATACTGTTCCACAAATTCGTCCTCGCTTATTTCACCCTGCATGAATTTTTCTGATATGATCATGTAGGTGTCTGGTTTTGTTGCGCCATCATCTTTGCAAGATACCATTTCTTCATCTCTTTCTCTTTTTCTATCTGCATTTCGGTAAGTTCTATTTCATTATCCACCGCCTTGACTGCATTTACAACATACCTCTGTTCTTCCTCCTTTTCGTGCCAGTCAAGTACGAAATGTTTTAATGTTTCAAATTGTAAATTAATTGTTGTCCGGTATTTTCGCAAAAACTCAGGAAACTTATTGCAGATAGCAATGTGCAAGTAATCCGCGCAAATTCCTTCGTTTGGTTCAAACACTGCGTATCTTGTATCCAGTGTATTGTCATTTTTTAATTGGCCTACATACTCATCCGCAGCACTTAATTTTACATAGCAACTCCCTGCCGTATATATTTTTCCAGCCACCGCACGTTCTACTTTGCATATCTCAAAAATATTGACTTTTTTACATTGCATTTTCATAATCCTCTAATGTCATTTGCCTGAAAGTATTTCTTGTATTCTGCGGCTTCAGCAATTTTCTATGTTCTTTCATAACGTTCATATCCCCCTTGCTGCCTACCAGTTCCCCCAGCATTTCGTACAGTTCTTTTCTAGTTTTCCTCTCTTCATTTTCAATTTTTTGCAGTTCTTTAAGAATCGCTTCCGCGTCTGGTAGAGGCTCTGGTTCAAACGTATCTACATATCTTGGGATATTTAGATTGTAATCATTATATTTTATTTCCTGATAAGATGCTACGTAAGCATATTTTTCTGCATCTTTACGTGTAAAAAAAGCATCGGCGACATCTCTTATCTGCTCCTGCGACATGTCGTTTTGTGCTGATTTCTTTTCAAATCGTCTTGATGCGTCAATGAAAAGAATATCTGGGGAATTTTTTTCTAAAATTAGTAAAAATACTGGGATTGCTGTATTTAAAAATAACTTATCCGGTAATCCAATTACAGCACTAATCCAGTGCTCTTTAACAAGCCATTCTCTAATTTTCCCTTCTGCCGCTCCTCGAAAAAGGACACCATGCGGAAGTATCGCAATCAGTCGTCCATCATCTTTTAAATGTTGTACACCGCGCAGTATAAATCCGTAATCGGCTTTGCTTTTCGTAATTTTATGTCCCATGATTGGCATCTCGTCCGCTTCTGGGAATTTCATAGAGTATGGTGGATTCATAATTACATTATCAAAGCATCCCATTTCTTCCGGTTCTACTTGTTTTGGGATACTTATATCATTATTTTTTTCTAAATGATATGTTTGCATTATATTTCCCCGTAAACAATCCGCCCGGCTAATACTTCCTTCCAATCCATCAATGCAGGCATCTAGTAAGGCAAATGGAATCGTACGCTCACTAAATTCCTGTTCGCATATTTTTATGCCATGCTCTTTTGCTGCTGCCTTGCTTAATATTCCCGTTCCAGAGCACATATCCAGTACACTGCCTGGCTTCATCATTTTTGCGACCATGGTGCAGATGCAATCCGGTGTGAAATCCTGTTTTAAAGTTTTTCTGTCTCCCTGCTCTTGCTGAAATATATCCCGGATATCATCGTGCGTGCTTTTCTTCACTAGCCTTATGATACTTTCTGCATTATCAGACAGTAACGCATCCATAATTACATCTGGAAGCTTATATGATTCGGATACATGAAATATATCAAGTAAAGTTCTCTTCGAGTCCATAAAACCACTCCTTTCTTACACGTTCCAATTTATCTATTCCCCCTTATTCTTCCGCACGCTTTCGTTCACTCCCTCACAAATCTCTTTTCCGCCAAGTCGCTTGGGAAAAACTTTGTTTTTTTGTTTTT